GGTCGAGGACTACCTGGACATCGAGTTCAGCGTCCCTGAGTCCCGCTTCACCAACTGGCCGACCTCACTGCGCGAGCAGTTCGAGCCTGCCCGCACCGTCAAACCCGGCAAGGCGTCCTACGACCTGGCCATCGATTCCGAGGACTGATCCATGAATACCAACAACACCTCTGCACTGCGCAAGCACGTCACGTCGTTCTACGCCGACCACCTGCCGGAGCAGATCCGCTACCGGGACCGCGCCGGCCAGGAAGTGGTGATCGTGCCGACGCACACGGCCACGCTCGACGAACTGGCATTCGCCATTCAGATGGCATCCGAGGAGCAGTCCATCGCCAGCCGCCGCCGCTGCGCACTGGACGAGCTCTACATCAACGCCCGCAAGGCCGGCGCCCTCGGGGCCGATCGCCTCTCCGACATCGCCTGGAAGGAATAACCATGAACACGCTCATCCCCTTTCAGTTCGAGACGCATGCCCTGCGCGTGCAAGTCGACGACGCCGGCCAACCCTGGTTCAACGCCAATGACGTCTGCGCGGCCCTGGAACTGGCGAATCCGCGCGATGCGCTCGCCAAGCACGTCGATTCGGATGACGTCGCGAAACGCGACATCATCGACAGCTTGGGCCGGGTCCAACTGGCGAGCTTCGTCAACGAGTCGGGCCTGTACGCGCTGATCCTCGGCAGCACCAAGGATGCCGCGAAGCGGTTCAAGCGCTGGGTCACCAGCGAGGTCCTGCCCTCGATCCGCAAGACCGGCGCCTACTCCGGCACCCCGGTCGCAGCCTTGCCGGCACCGACCCAGGACCGCGTGTACTCCCTGCTGCTGATCGGTGACGCCGTGGCCAAGGTGCCAGGCGTGAAGGCCGGCATCGCCATGGCGGCCACGCTCACCTGCATCCAGGAGAACACCGGGCTGGTGATCGAGACGCTGCGCCGTGCACTGCCGGCGGCCAACGAACCGACGTGCTCGCACAACGCGACCCAGTTGGGCAAGTTGGCCGGGTCATCGGCCAAGGCCACCAACCAACGCCTCGCGCTCCTGGGCTTCCAGTTCCGCAACGAGCGCGACGAGTGGGAACTCACAGACGCTGGCAAGGCCTGGGCCGAGGCCATGCCGTTCTCGCGCAACGGCCACAGCGGCTACCAGATCCTCTGGAATCCGGCCGTCGTTGATCAGCTGAAAGAGGTGGCGTGATGACGCTTCCGATCATTACCGCTGACCAGCGCCTGCGCGAAAAGAAGGGCGTGAAGCTGGTGCTGCTCGGCAAGAGCGGCATCGGCAAGACCACGCAACTCAAGACGCTGCCGGAGGCCTCGACGCTGTTCGTCGATCTCGAAGCCGGCGACCTCGCGGTCAGGGACTGGCGTGGCGACTGCGTGCGCCCGAGCACTTGGCCTGAGTTCCGGGACCTGGTGGTGTTCCTGGCGGGCCCGAACCCGGCGCTGCCGCCAGAAGCGCCGTATTCCGAAGCTCACTACCAGCATGTCTGTGAACGCTATGGCGATCCGGCGCAGTTGGCGAAGTACGACTGCTACTTCGTCGACAGCATCACCGTGCTGGCGCGTCTGGCGCTGATCTGGTCCAAGGCCCAGCCGCAAGCCATGTCTGAGCGCACCGGCAAGCCCGACACGCGCGGCGCCTACGGGCTGCTCGGTACCGAAATGCTGGGCTCCCTCATGCACCTGCAGCACGCGCGGGGCAAGCACGTCGTGTTCGTGGCGATCCTCGACGAGCGCATGGACGACTTCAACCGCAAGGTGTTCGTCCCGCAGATAGAAGGCGCCAAGACCTCGGCCGAACTGCCCGGCATCGTCGACGAGGTGGTGACTCTGGCCGAGATCAAGGCCGAGGACGGTTCGTCGTACCGCGCCTTCATCACCCAGACCATGAATCCCTATGGCTACCCGGCCAAGGACCGCTCCGGCCAGCTCGATCTGCTGGAGCCCCCCGATCTGCGCGCGCTCATCGAGAAGTGCGCTGCCGCCAACCAACCCAAAAACAGCAAGGAGTAACCCATGTCCGCCTGGAATGATTTCAACGACGCCGAACAGCAACAGACCTTCGACCTGATCCCCAAGGGGACGGTGGCCAAGGTGCGCATGACCATCAAGCCCGGTGGCTATGACGATGCCAGTCAGGGCTGGGGCGGTGGCTATGCCACGCAGAGCTTCGACACCGGGTCGATCTACCTGTCGTGCGAGTTCGTGATCCTGGAAGGCGAGTTCGCCCGTCGCAAGATGTGGAGCAACGTCGGCCTCCACAGCGCCAAGGGCCCGGCCTGGGGGAACATGGGCCGCACCTTCGTGCGCGCCGCCCTCAACAGCGCCCGCAACATCCGTCCGCAGGACAACTCGCCGCAGGCGACCGCCGCACGGCGCATCTCCGGCTTCCACGAACTGGATGGGCTGGAGTTCGTCGCCCGCATCGATGTCGAGAAGGACGGACGCGGCGATCTGCGCAACGTCGTGAAGATCGCCGTCGAGCCCGATCACCCGGACTACGCCCGCGCCACGGGTGCCGCCGTGCGCCCGTCACCGACTTCGCAAACCCCGCCCGCACCGGCAGCAGCACCGGCGGCCACGCCGCAGGCCCAGCGTCCCGCCGTGCCTGGCAAGCCGGCCTGGGCGCAGTAAGGGGGATGCGTGAAATGTTGGGTCTGCAAACGACAGGCTCGGGGGTACGGCCACACGGACAACCGTCGTGGCATCGGCAGCCCCGAGCGTTACACGATCGACTGGGTCTTCTGTTCGCGCCGGTGTCAGGACGCGTTCCACGCGCTGTACGGCAACTGGGTACGCGTGAAGGACGGCAGCAAGGACATCAAGGAGGTCAAAGTGATTGATCCCTCTGATGTCGAACGCGCAGCAATGCGCAAGTGCCTCAAGTCCTTCGGTGAGGCGGCGGGCGAGATCGGCTTCGACAAGCCTCTGGGCAGCTACTCAGAAGCGGAGGCGCTCCTGGTCATCGACGCGATCGTCACCTGCTACACCGACGCGATGGTGGAGCACCACGAGGAGACCAAGTTCCCGCCGGTGCGGGGTATGGCTCCCACGCCCGACCCCATGGCCAACCCGTTCGCCGATCTGGAGGACGACCTGCCGTGGGAAGAGCCGAAGGGAGCGAAGCCATGATCGACTTCAACTCCACTTCGAGCATCTCCGGCCAGGTCACCGCGCTGGTGGACGCGGGCCTGCAGCAGACGCGTTCGGCGCAGTCGCCGCGTCAGTACCTCGGCGCGTCGCGTCTGGGTGCGGCTTGCGAGCGCGCGCTGCAGTACGAGTTCGCCCAAGCGCCGGTCGATCCCGGCCGCGAAACCGAAGGACGCATCCTGCGCATCTTCGAGCGCGGCCATGTGATGGAGGACTGCATGGTCGGCTGGCTGCGGGCCGCCGGTTTCGATCTGCGCACCCGCAAGGCCAACGGCGATCAGTTTGGATTCGCTGCTGTCGATGGTCGGCTGCAAGGCCATATCGACGGCGTGATCGTCGGCGGCCCCGAGGGATTCACGTACCCGGCGCTGTGGGAGAACAAGTGCCTGGGATCGAAGTCCTGGCGCGAGTTGGAGAAGAACCGACTCGCGGCGGCCAAGCCGATCTACCACGCGCAGGTCGTGCTCTATCAGGCCTACCTGCAGTTGCATGAGCACCCGGCGATCTTCACGGCGATCAACGCCGACACGATGGAGATCTACACCGAGTTGGTGCCCTTCGATGCGGTGCTGGCGCAGCGCATGTCCGATCGCGGCTTGCGGGTGATCTCGGCGACCGAGGCCGGCGAACTGCTGGCGCGTGGCTTCCACGACCCGACGCACTTCGAGTGCCGCATGTGCGCGTGGCAAGACCGGTGCTGGAGGGCCGCAGCATGACGAACCCAACTGTGAACGACGTTCTGCGCGAACGCCTGGTCGACGCGCGTGAGGCAGCGCACTGCCTGAACCTGCAGATGTACCTGCTCACCCATCCCAAGGAGCGCGTCCGTCTTCAGGTCCCGCACTACCGGGTGGGCAAGCTAGTGCGCTTCAAGCTGGGCGAACTGATGGTGTGGATGGAGTCCCTGCAGGCTGTGGCCACGACCGCCAGCAAGGAGGTCGTCGATGCTTGATTTCAACGACGACGTTGTCGACGCATCCATCGATCCCAGCTCACAGCGCGATGCCGTGCGTGCCGATCTGCTGGCGCGGCTGGAGTCGGTGCTCTTCACGCTGTTCCCTGCCGGCAAGAAGCGCCGGGGCAAGTTCCTGATCGGCGATGTCCTTGGCAGCCCCGGCGACAGCCTCGAGGTCGTGCTCGACGGCGAGAAGGCGGGGCTGTGGACCGACCGGGCGACGGGCGATGGCGGAGACATCTTCGATCTGCTGGCGGCCTACCTCGGCGTGAACGTGATGCAGGACTTCCCGAAGGTGCTGCAGTACGCCGGCGATCTGGTCGGTCGTGCTCCGGCGACGCCGCCGCGCAAGGCCAAGAAGGATGCGCCGGTCGATGACCTCGGTCCGGCCACCGCCAAGTGGGACTACCTCGATGCCGGCGGGCAGTTGATCGCTGTCGTCTATCGCTACGACCCGCCTGGACGGAAGAAGGAGTTTCGCCCATGGGATGCGAAGCGCCGCAAGATGGCGCCGCCCGAACCCCGGCCCCTGTTCAACCAGCCCGGACTGGTGGCGGCCGAGACGGTCGTCCTGACCGAAGGCGAGAAGTGCGCACAGGCCTTGATTGGTGTGGGCGTCGTGGCGACCACCGCCATGCACGGCGCCAACGCGCCGGTCGACAAGACCGACTGGAGTCCGCTGCAGGGCAAGGCGGTCCTGGTATGGCCCGACCGGGACAAGCCGGGCTGGGAGTACGCCATGTCGGCCGCACAGGCGCTCCTGACCGTGGGCGCCGCGTCCTGCGATGTGCTGCTCCCGCCCGACGACAAGCCGGACGGCTGGGACGCGGCGGATGCGATCAGCGAGGGGTTCGACATCCAGGGGTTTATCGCTTCCGGCCCGCGCATGTGCATCAAGCCGCTCAACACCGCGCGCTCACAGGAAGCGACGGTCTGGGCCACCGACGATGCGCTGGCGCTGGCCTTCACCTCGCGCTATGCCGACGACTGGCGGTATTGCGCGGCGTGGGGCAAGTGGCTGGTGTGGACCGGCGCCCGCTGGCAGTCCGATGAGACGCTGCTGTCCCATCACCTGATCCGGTCCATCTGTCGCGAGGCGGCGCTCAAGGTCGACTCCCACCGCCTGGCGGCCAAGCTGCTCGCCAGCGGCACCGTGGGCGGCGTGGATCGACTGGCTCGTTCCGACCGCCGGCACTCGTCGACGTCGGAGGAGTGGGACGCGGATCTCTTTGCGTTGAACACGCCGGGCGGGGTGGTCGATCTGCGCACCGGGCGACTGCGTTCCCACGACCGCGCCGATCGGATGACGAAGCTGGCGACGGCCACACCGCGAGGGGACTGCCCGCGCTGGCGCTCGTTCCTTGACGACGTGACCGGCGGCGACCAGGACTTGCAGGTCTACCTGCAGCGCATGGTCGGCTACTGCCTGACCGGCGCCACGAGCGCCCACGCGCTGTTCTTCCTCTACGGCACGGGCGCCAACGGCAAGTCGGTGTTCGTGAACACGCTGGCCACGATCCTGGGGGACTACGCCACCAGTGCACCGATGGACACGTTCATGGAGGCGCGCGGCGATCGGCATCCGACCGATCTCGCCGGACTGCGCGGCGCGCGCTTCGTCGCGTCCATCGAAACCGAGCAGGGGCGGCGCTGGAACGAGTCCAAGGTCAAGGCCATCACCGGCGGCGACAAGGTGTCGGCGCGGTTCATGCGGCAGGACTTCTTCGAGTACTTCCCGCAATTCAAGTTGGTTATCGCCGGCAACCACAAGCCCTCGATCCGCAACGTGGACGAAGCCATGAAGCGCCGACTGCACCTGATCCCGTTCACTGTGACGGTGCCGCCCGAGAAGCGCGACGGCCAACTCACGGAGCGGCTGCTGGCCGAACGGGACGGGATCCTGGCGTGGGCGATCGACGGCTGTCTCGCGTGGCAGCGCGACGGGCTGCAGCCGCCGCCGTGCGTGGTGTCGGCCACCGAGGAGTACTTCGAGGCCGAGGACGCACTGGGTCAGT